CATTACTCCAACTAATTTGGTCTGGGGTTTAACTAGAGCGCAAACTGGTGGTCAAGGAACCGCTCAAGCATTTGCTACTGGTGTAGGCTCTGCTGTTGAATTAGCTACTCCTGATTCAGTTCCTGCTTTATCCCATTGGGGTTCATCTGCAATTATGGATGGATTGTTTAATGATGATAAATCGTTGATTTTTAACTATGGTACAGTTGCCAGCGTAACTTTAACTGCGGGAGCGGTTTGCCCAATTTTGGCAATTCGTATTGCTCCTTCAGTTGATAACGGGCAAACAGGTTTGTTAGGTCAAAAAGAAATTATTAACCGTATGCAGTTACAGTTGTTTGAATTGGGTCTTGTAACTTCTGGAACTATGTTGATTAACCTAGTATTAAATGGTTATTGCACAAGTTTTAGTGGTGGATTTGCATCTCCAACAACGGGTATTGTAGGTGGTTTTACTTCTTCACTAGCTCAGGTAGCTTTTAATACAACCCCAACAGCAACCATTAATGGTGGTGAATCTGTAGCGGCTGCGTTTACTAACTCGTCTGGTCAAACTACTTTGGACTTATCGGGTGTTCGTGATTTGGGTAACTCTATTTTGGGTGGTGGAACAAGCGCTTCCGTGCCAACTGCTCAATCTAACCTTTACCCAGATGGTCCAGACATTTTGTATGTAGTAGCACAAAACGTAGACACGGCAGCAAAAACAATTTTGGCTCGTTTGTCTTGGAAAGAGGCTCAGGCATAATGTATGGCTACCAAAAAGAAAACTCCTTCTCTAGCAATAAGTCGTGGTGAGAAACTCCCAGTCTCGAAAGGGGCTGGGCTTACTGCCAAAGGTCGTGCCAAATACAACGCAGCTACAGGTTCTAATCTAAAAGCTCCACAGCCCGAAGGCGGTCCTCGTAAAAAGTCTTTCTGTGCTCGTATGTCTGGTATGCCTGGACCTATGAAAGATGAGAATGGCAAACCTACTCGCAAGGCAGCAAGCCTAGCACGATGGAAATGTTAAAATGAACGACTTAACAATTGAAACCGCTAGAGAACTAGCAACTCATGCTAATGATATTCAGCATTTACAGGCAGATATGGATAAATTGGTTCAAGAAATGTCTGAAATAAAAACAGCCATTCAAAGTATTGAAAAGACATTATCTGAAGCAAAAGGTGGTTGGAAAACATTGGCTGCTGTTGGCGGGGCTGTAAGTTTAATTACTGGAATTATCGGTGTAGTTATTGGATATTGGAGTCATAAATAATGCCTAGCGTATCTAAAAAGCAACATAATTTAATGGCAGCCGTAGCTAAGAATCCTGCGTTTGCTAAGAAGGTTGGTATCAAGCAGTCTGTTGGTGAGGACTTTTTAAACGCCGATAAAGGCAAAAAATTTAGGAGTGGTGGCATGGCTAAGAGCGATATGAAAGAAGATATGGCAATGGACAAGAAGCAAGATGTTGCTATGCTTAAAAAGGCTTTTAAACAGCATGATATGCAGGAACACAAAGGTGGCAAAGGTACAACTTTAAAATTAGCTAAGGGTGGTACATTTCGCTCTTCAGCCAATGGTTGTGCTACCAAAGGTCTCACTAAAGGTACAATGGTATCTATGTGCGGTGGTGGCATGATGGGCAAAAAAGGCAAGTAATCATGGCTAAGAAAAAGATGCGTAAGTTTGCTGATGGCGGACTTAGTTCTGCTCAAGAAGAATGGTTAGGTGGTGCAGATCGTACTGATCCATATATCTTGGCTCGTATGCGTTCAGCCGTTCCTGATAGCACAGATACCTATGAAAACAATGCTCCATATAAGAGCGAAGATCAAGGGTTAAAACTTACAAAAGAAATGGTAGCCGCTGAAAGAGCTAAAAATGGCTATACAGATGCTCCAGTTACAAAGACTGTTACCAAGACTTCTATTACGGCTACTCCAAAAGTAACCCCTTCTCAAAAGCCAACTCCAGAAACTCCAGAAGAGTACAAGGCTCGTATGGAAGGTTTGGAGAAAAAACAAGCTTTAATTAATGTATCCCCAGAAGATTATGTAACTCCTAGTGGTTTTCTTAAAGGTATGCTTAAAAGAGTTGTTAGTAATGGTGCTAAAAATGCACTCAAAACTTATACAGCTAAAGAGATAGCTGACATGGCTCCTAAGATGATTGGCAGAGAAAGCCTTAAATTAGGAAGAGAGCCTTTAAAGCTGGGTATGAAACGTGGTGGTTCTGTCAAGAAAATGTCTTCAGGAGGAACAGTTAGTTCCGCTTCTAAACGTGCTGATGGTATTGCTACTAAAGGCAAAACTCGTGGAAAGATGTGCTAATCATGGCTAATAATGGATATGACCAAACTTACGAAGATGATCGTAAGGAAAATGAAGAAACAGCAGATTTAATTCCTCGTGCTGGACGTATGCTTAAAGAAAAGTTAAATGAAGATTTAACTGGTGGAGCTTATGTTGGATCTTGTTTAAATATGCCATCTAATACCCGTTTAGGTAAAATGAGCGCTAGCGATACTGCACTTTTAAATAAGTATGACAAATCACCAGAAGGCATGAAAGCTAAGATTAAACGTACTTATGGTATGAAATCTGGCGGTTCAGTTAAAAGCCCAACAATGTCATTTCAAACATATACAAAAACTGGCAAAGAGGCTGGCATGAAAACTGTGCCAGTAAAAATGTCTAAAGGCGGTTCTGCATCTGCCCGTGCAGATGGTTGTGCTGTTAAAGGCAAAACTCGTGGAAAGATGTGTTAAATGTCTGAAATGGACGATTTAACTCCAGCAGAAAAAGCTCGTGCTGAACTAGGCAAAATAGCCGAAGAACATAGAGCAAAAGCTGAAGTTGAACGTCCACGCACTTATACTGAAAGACTACAGGATATGGGTAGATTACCTAAACCTAGTGGCAGTGGCGGTGGCATGGGTACAGGTAAAATGAACCGTGATATAACTAAAAATTACAAAGCTGGTGGCGCAGTATCATCGGCTTCTAAAAGGGCTGATGGATGTTGTATTAAAGGTAAAACCAAAGGATCAATCGTATGATGGCTTCTCGTGGAATGGGCGACATAATGCCTAGCAAAATGCCTGATGGCAAAAAGAAAGCTCGTAGGGATAATACTGACTTTACCCAGTACGCTAAAGGCGGAGAAGTCTGGGATAAGCCGCGCCCAAAAGAATTAGGTAAACCTAAAAAAATGAGTCCTGCTAAAAAAGCGATGGCAAAAGCATCTGCTAAAGCTGCTGGCAGGCCTTATCCAAATCTAATAGATAACATGAAAGCGAGTAAAAAATGATTACTTTTAAATTAGACGACAAATCTGCGCAAGCTATGGTTTCTGTACTAAACGCTGTGCATCCTGATGCTACATTTGTTCAAGATATTACAGCTCAATATGTAAAAGCAACGGCTGTTGTCGTAGAAGAAGTGCCAGAAGAATTGGTAAAAGAAGTGACCAAAAGATCCAAAGCAACTGTTGAGAGTGTTTAATAATGGCTACCAAGAACTGGATTGCTGGAGCTATCAAAAAACCCGGTGCTTTAAAAACATCTTTGGGTATTAAAAAGGGTGAAACCATCCCAGCCAAAAAATTAGCAAAAGCGGCTAAAGCTCCTGGTAAAATGGGGCAACGTGCTCGCCTTGCAGAAACTCTTAAGGGTTTAAAAAAATGAACTTTGCTATTACTTGGTTGTTTGACAAGTTGGGGTATATGCCAAAGATTGATTTAGAAATTGGCAAGGTCAAAATTGATACTCAGTCACCTGAGTTCAAGATGTGGCCTTTTCCTGTTCCTGAAGATAAGAAACCAGCAGTTAAAAAACGAGTAAAGAAAACAAAACCTTTACTGTCTAGAGCAACCAGAACTAAACAGGCTGTTGCTAAAAAGGCTACTAAAGTTGTAAAAAAGGCTAAGTAATGAGCACATCTGGAACTACAACATTTAATTTAGACTTAAATAACCTTGTTGAAGAGGCTTTTGAGCGTTGTGGTTCGCAGTTGCGTTCTGGCTATGATTTGCGTACAGCTCGTAGAAGTCTAAATTTATTGACGATTGAATGGGCAAATCGGGGTATTAACTTGTGGACTATTGAGCAAGGTCAAGTAAACATGGTTACTGGGCAAGGTTTATATCCTATTCCAAACGATACGATTGACCTTTTAGACACAGTTGTTAGACAGAATAATGGTTCATCTAGTAATCAAGTTGACATTAACATTAGCCGTATTTCAGAATCTACTTACTCTACTATTCCTAATAAGTTAACTACTGGTCGCCCAATTCAAGTATGGATTAACCGCCAAAGTGCGCAAACTAATCCTACTACTGTCTTATTAGCTGCAGATATTAGCTCTTCAGATACTTCAATTACTGTTGATGATGCTAGCTTGTTAGCTAGTGGTGGCTTTGTAAAGATTGGCACTGAGACTATCGGTTATGCAAACGTAGTAGGGAATACTCTAACTAATTGCTATCGTGGTCAAAACGGTACAACTGCTGCA